GCACCCACCACAGATTTTTCTTCAAAGTTTCAGCCAAACGACGCTGCGCGTCGCAACCGCTAATCCTTCAAATTTTTGCGCTACGAGTATCTCCCAGTAGATGCTCCTTGAAGAATTGCTCGAAACTTATAGCTCCTGGATTTGGTCTGTCGCACGCGCCATGTGCAACACCTACCGCTTGCCCCCAGAGGACGGCGAGGACCTGTTCGCCGCAGCGCGTCTGCGCCTTTGCCAGCATTACTCCAAGATCGACTTCCAGCACCCCGCCCACGACGCATACATCAAGAGCCTCATCGCGAACACATGCCGCACTGAGCTGGGCAAAATCCTGAAGCATACACACATCTCCCTTGACGCGCAGCCTCCGGATTCAGATGAGACCTGGGCGGATCGCCTGCCTGACATGCGCACACCGGCAGCAGAATGTGTTCCGATGCAGCTTGTCGCCGACGCCGCGATGCATGGCATGGACAACCCCTCTCATCGGCGCATGGTGCGCATGCACATGGCTGGAGCCAACAACCGCGAGATCGCGGAGCGGGTGCGCCACAAGAATGGAAGAGCTTACACGCACCAGACGGTAAGCATCATCATCGGGCGATGGAAGCGAAGCGCCCGACGCATGGCTCGGCGCGTGGCTTAGGGCTTGGGTGCATGCATGGATGGCTCAAGGCACCGGGGGATAGGCCCCCTGGGGGGTCAGTTTTCAAAGGTCAATGTGGTCGCGGCGCAGGTGAGCCAGACTTTTTTACGAATTTTAGGCGTCGGGTAGTTATTTTTTCTTCGTAATTGGCGGCTTATTTTCACTGATGGTTTCATCATAAACATCTATCATTTTAGTCTGAACAGTTTTAATTAACTTGAGCAGCCTGATGTCCAATATCTCCGTCTCTTTTTTATTTTTATCCTTCGTGTGCTCGTAAGACCACGCGACAGCATGAATTTCTTTTTTATATGCTCCACCTTTCTCCGTTGTTGAGGTAAATCCAGTTGGGATTATTGAAAGAACCGCCACAACCAAAGATGCAATTTTCTTCTTGAATGGATCCTCTATCAGTTCCTTATTGAGGAGGCTTCTATAAGCCATTTCGGTCCGATCATGGAGGTCAACAACATTCATGCCGCACTCCTCCCCTGTTTTCACAAAGATTCTGGAAGGTATATGCAGTACAGGAGCAAATAGGAGATTTTGATGCAGACTTCTAAGGGGGTTACGGTATTTACCAAGCACGGATCGGAATCTATTGAGGAACCATTCTGGATCGTTGTCTCTTCCGTCCGAAACCAGTTGAGAAAAAAGGACTGCCCATAGATAGGCGTCTTTAGTAGTGATGATTGTCGGCTGGTTTTCTTCAGTCCCTTCAATATGAGAAGGACTCGTCATTTCAAGAATTGCAAGTTCATCGAGGGTGAGAACACTCGTCGGCGCACCAATCTCTGCTGTAGCCAAAATTTCCTCCCGAAGGTTCTAGCGGTTTAGAGAGGCCCGTGTGGTTGGATCGAATCCATATAAATCTGCCATAGAAGTGAAATTAAATCTATAGGCTTTTGGGTTTCATTGTCTGAATAAGCCATAAATACAAGCCTCTAAGTATCTAGCTTCCATGAGCACATTCGATTGGAAGCATTTCGTTCTCAGCCATCTGGTCTGGATTGCGGCTGCCTCGGTCGCTGTCGTTGCTTTCTATCAATGGCGAGGAGAGCACGATGCAAGGCTGCAAGCTGAAACGCAGGAGAAAGCCTCGGCGCAAGTCATCGCCCAGAACGCAAAAGACATTGCAGACCTCCACGAGCAGATCAAGGACAACGACGCGAAAGCGCAGGCGCAGGTAGCTGATATTCAGAAGTTGGTCGCAACGGTGAAGACTCCTGCCCAGGTAGTCAAAGAGATTCCCGTTGTCGCTCCAACTCTCCCTGTCCAGCCCACTGTTGCCTCAGATGACTCCCTTGTGTTCCCGAAGGCTGACGTCATCCCTCTATTCACCGAACTCGCCAACGGGAAGACATGCGCAGTTCAACTCACCGCTGCACAGAAAGACCTCGACGCTGAAAAGCAGATCGTTGCGAAGCAAGATTCCGATCTGAAAGAGAAAGACAAAGTCGTCGCGGGATACAAGAAAGCCGCTGGGCATCACGGATTCTTCGGCAAGCTCTGGGGCGGAGTACAGAAGGTCGGTTTGGTTGCCATTGGTATCGAGGTTGGTAAGCACCTGTGAACATGCAGTACAGCAAGTCAGGCGTTCAACTGACAGAAAGATTTGAAGGGTGCAAACTCACCGCGTATCAGGACCAGGTCGGCAAATGGACGATTGGTTACGGGCACACATTGAACGTGTTCGCTGGTCAGACATGCACACAAGAACAAGCTGAAGCGTGGCTTCAAGAGGACATGGCATGGGCAGTAAGAGTCGTAAACGCACTGGTGACAGTTCCGCTAAGTCAGGGCGAGTTCGACGCGCTCGTGGATTTCACGTTCAACCTCGGAAGCGGAAGCATCCAGCACAGCACCCTGCTAAAGCTCGTAAATGCTCAGCAGTTCGAGACGGCAGCAAAAGAGTTCGAGAAGTGGGACATGGCAGGCGGAAAACACGTTGCAGGGCTGTTGCGTAGACGCCTCGCCGAAGAACAAGAGTTCACCGCCGCTTAAATCCATTGGCTTTTCCTCACTTTGAGTAACTAGCTCATTGTGAGCGAAAAGAAAAACCCATTGGAATCGCCGTTATCGGCACGCCAGACAACTTTCAAAGAAATAGACCTCGACAAATCCCATCCCGCAGTCCGTCCGGATGATCCTCGTCAGCGCCCCGAACAGGCGAAAAACTTCCGTGGAGCCGGACTCAGACCTGGTGAGAGTGGCCCGGACAAGCCACGCCTCAAGCCGCTATCTGAAGCACTGCGCAAGAAGCTCGAAGAGAAAGCCGAAGCAGAAGGCAAGACCTTCGCTGAAGTTTGGGCAGAGATCATCCTCAACGGCGTCTCCGGCAAGACGAAACTTACGCCTAGCCAAACCACTTGCCTGCAAATAATCCGCGACACGATTGAAGGCAAGCCCGGAACAACGAAAGACGACGAGTCCGAGCAGGTGATGATCGTTTGGGGCGACATTAAACCCGTCGATGAGTAAGCGCGTCGATATTGGGCAGCTCTTCCGCCCACAGGTTAAGCAGCTAGAGTTTTACGAAGCCACAAAAACTCATCAGTACGTGCTTTACGGCGGGGCCGCGGGTGGAGGTAAGAGCTGGATTCTCCGCTGGTGCTTGGTCATTTTCCTGCTCGAATCCTTTTTCAAATATGGCGTGAGGAATGTTCGCGTCGGGCTGTTTTGCGAAGACTATCCCGCGCTGAAAGACCGGCAAATCGCAAAAATCGAAACTGAATTTCCCCGCTGGCTTGGCAAGCTGAAAGAAGACCGCGCTCTCGGGCTCATCTGGCAGCTCAAACCCGAATATGGCGGCGGCTACATCGCGCTCCGCAACCTCGACGATCCAGGCAAGTACGACTCCATTGAATTCGCGGCAATCGCCGTGGACGAGCTGGGCAAAAACTACCAGCACATTTTTGACGAGCTTCGCAAACGCCTTCGCTGGCCCATCATGCCGGGACAGCCTTCTTTCCCGAGGGGTTTCATTCACCCATTCATGGCTGGTACTAACCCCGGAGGCAAGGGGCATGGTTGGATCAAAAACATCTGGATTGACCCGCTGGTTAAAAACGATTGGACGAATTTTCCCAAGCCTCTTTTGAAAATCAAGGATCGCTTCAAGTTCATCCAGGCGAAAGCCAGCGACAACAAATTTAACCCCGAAGACTATTACGAGATGAACCTCCAGACTTTGCCTGACCAAATGCGTCGGGCGATGGCGGATGGCGATTGGGATTTGTGGGAGGGTCAGTATTTTTCTGAGTGGCGCGAAAAGTACCACGTTGTTGAGCCGTTTGAAATCCCAGAGTTTTGGACAAAGTTCTGGGCCGGCGACTGGGGATATTTCCCCGATTATTTCTGTGGGCTGTGGTTCGCCGTCTCCCCTTCCGGGGATGTGTATGTCTATCGCGAGGTATACGGGCGCAAGACCGTACCGTCGAAATGGGCTGAGATTTTAATCGAAGAGACGGGACTCGAAACTCTCGAATACAAAAAGCTTGATTCCAAATGCTGGGCGTCGTGGATGAAGGGTGAATCCCAGACCGGCGTCTCTATCGCTGAAGAATTTGCTATGGCGGGATGGACTTGCACGCCTGCCGCTGCTGCACCGGGCGACCGAATCAATGGTTGGACACGCATTCGCGAGTATCTAGCGTATGAAGAGGACGAGTCGATTCCCGATCAACATCGGAAACTCGAAAACCTCAAGATCAAACCACGGCTGTTCATTTTCAACACATGCCGGAATTTGATCCGCACACTGCCTGCTCTTGTTCACGACGAGATAAAGCAGGAAGACGTTCAGCGGAAAGGCTTGGAAGATCACGCGCCTGACGCTTTGCGTTACGGCTTGATTACGCGACCCGCTATTTCCATTATCCCGCTTGAACAAATGGAACCGGACTGGCAGGACGCGACGCTGCTGTTTCGTCAAAGACTGCGCGACCAGCAAGGGCTAACAAGCCCGTTCCAAGACGCGATCCAGCAGAGAGATTTGTAAGCCACAAGGAGCTTTTTTAAATGTCCACAGTTTTTACTCAAACCGTTAACTCGCGCACCGTTCCCGGTGCTCGTTACCAGACTCAAGTCACACTCACTGGCCCGACCTCGTACACGAGCGGCGGAGTCGCCTATACGCCATCCAACTTTGGTTTGGACTATGCCGTTGATGCCGTTGTGATTCTCGCTGTGAGCGGCGGACTTATCGCACAGTGGGATCGCGCTAACAAAAAGATCAAGTTGCTCTATCCGACTGGCGGCGCATCTGCGCCTGCGACAGTTACGGCTCCGGTTGCTGCTGCCCCTGGCATCGGCACTCACGCGGGCACGGTGACACCTGACACGGGTTCAACCACGATGACTGGTTCTGCTGCCAAACCGACTTTGAACGTTACCTTCTCCGGTTCACTCGCGGCTCCCGCTTTGACTGGTGGACAGGGCATCGAAGTTGCGGCTTCAACCGATGTCTCTTCCATCACAATCGAAACCCTCGCAATCGGGTACTAAGGAATACGCATGGCAGGAAAACAACGACTCGATTGCATTGAGGTTTGTCCAGCAGATAACGGTTTTGAAGTGCATGTTCGCTTCCGCCCTACGAATCCGAAGAAAGACGACCCCTATTTTGGCGATACGAAAAAGGAAGTCTACGAATCCATCGACGGCGTACTGAAGTGCGTCAAGGATCAACTCCACAAAGCCTCCAAGGATCAGCGCATTGACACGCTCGTAGACGCTGCTGAACCGGAAGAAGAGAGCGACGAGGAGTACTAACTCTTGCGTCATTGTCATCGCTGCAAAGCTGAGGATGTTCCGGTTGTAGACGGTTTCGATAAGGACATGAAGCCGATTGTTCGGCACCTCGTCAGGATAGATGCTTATCCACTCTCCGGGCGTAGCTACATCACTCCGCAAGAATCTGCCGAAGGATTTTTCTTCAAAGTAATTGACGGGAAACCCGGCAAGTACCGCTTCATTTGCGACAACTGTTTCCTCGATCAGGAAACCATAAGCGAATATCGCCGAAACATGAAGCGCGATTTGGCGTCGCGAGTGAATGACAAAGAACTCAAAAATACGTTCTGGGTTCAAGAAATGAGCCTGAACACTTAAGGATTCATAATGAGCATTGGTATTGAACGCGACGTTCTCTCACATTTCACCAACGGCCCCGGTATCACAGCCTTCACTGGCTCAACCATCGCCTCCGACGTCATCGCACTTTTCTCAAAGCCACTTGAGGAGTACCGCATCACGTTTGCAGCCCGCCCAAGTGGGAATGGGGTTGTAACCGCGATTGACGCACAACTTCTGGGCTCTGTAGATGGAACTGTATTCGACATCCTTCTTGCAGAGATTAAGCAAACCGATACGGCGAGCCAGCCCACGCATCCCGCATGGGACGCAACGAATGGTGAAACCGTCCAGAACATCAAGGCATACGTGAAGTTCTTGAAAGTCTCCGGCACGATGACTCTTTCAAGTGGCTCTGTCTCTTTCCCTGTCATCGTCAACTAAAGGACTCCCGTGGCAATAAACATCAAGAAGATGAAGTCCAAGCAGCCGTTGACTGGTACGAACATGCCGGGATCAGCGACCAACAAAAAAGTTATGGGCCCGGTCGATAAAGCCCCTGTTGAGTTAAACCGCGACACGGACAAGCTGATGAAGGGCACGACTACAGCGGGAGCAGGGGAAACTCCGCAGGAAGATTCCAAAGTCAATCAGCAAAGCAAAGAATTCGGCCCCGCTCTCGCAGCCCTTTTCACGAAGGGATTGCGCGGCGAGGACACGGCAGGCAAGAAGAAGACACAGCCTACCGCCGAGGACGCCAGAATTAAAAAGGGCACCGACATCCTCACCGGCAAAACGAATATGGATGAGATTGAAGGGCAAGAATCCGGTCAGTCGCCCACATACAAGGACTGGAAGCAGCTTGGCGAAACGAATGACCACGTAATTATCGCGGTATCAAAAAAGAAGGCGCAGTTCTGATGCCCAGAAAACCAAAGCTTCATGCATGTCATGCATGCGGAGCCAAACAGTCAAACGACGGCAGTCGATTTTGCGGGACAGAATGCGAGAGGCAGCACGCGGACGATCACTCCAGCATCCGTACACGGCTGGAAGCGGAAGGGTTTACGCGGAACGGCACCACTCCAAACATGTGGAGCAAGGACGGCGTTTCAGTCACTGAAGAAGAGTGCTATGCGCATGGCATTGACAAGATTTTCACTCGGCATCAGTCCGTTGTTCTCAATCCGGCTGTGCCTGTGACGAGGAAACGCACCAGATGAGCAAACAGGTTTCACTTTGGCATGAATTAGTCGCTTCCCTGAAGTCTCACATCGCGGATTTGCAGAAAGAGATCAAGCGCCTGGAGAACCTTGTCCAAGTTTTGTCGGATGACAAGTTTTTCAAGCCTGATGTTCTCGCCCATCCGACTCCGCCTACGGAAACTGTGATCCCGTTTGAGGAAAACGATTTTGTATTTCAAACGGAATCTGGCGATATCACGACAGACCAAGATTTAGACATTTCAGCCGAACTGGCGATTTTGCAGCAAAGCTACGACGAGCACAAAGACGGAACCAAGTAAATGGCAACTGACACTACCCCGAAAACATACATGGATGAAATTTTAGGCAGCGGATCAAGTCCGCTGGACAAAGCTTTCATGGCGTTCGGGGAATCTCGCTTCAAAAGTTTTTCCAGACTGCGCTACATCGAAGAGAAATTGTGGCAGCAGCAGGGTCTCTTCTACCAAGGCAAGCAATGGCTTGACTGGGAAGCGGATGCCCGTCGCTGGGTCGAACAGAAAGGTGACAAGAAACGCCCTCGACCGATGCCTGTCACAAACTATCTGACCAAGACTGTCAATGCCCTCGCAAACCAGCTCGGCGCAGCCTTGCCTCAGATTGAAACCATCATCTTGGATGAGAGCCCTGACAGCGAACGCGCCGCCGACATGGCGTCTCGCGCAAAGGATGTCATTGACCTCGAATCGGGAATGATTTTCCTTAACCCGATTCTGGCAAAGCATGTGCCGCTTTTCGGACTGGCATGCGTAAAGGATTACTGGGACGAATCCACGTCCAATGGCGTCACGCGAGATGAACAGACAGAGACTTCAGAAAATGTATCGCTCGGGTGCGACGATTGCGGCGAAACTGCCTCACAATCTATCCAGCAACCCGAGAATGGCGAACGTCAACTGCCTTGGCAGGATGGAACTCCATGCCCATATTGCGGAAAAACAAATACGCATGCCTACCCGGAAGTAGTTGTTGACCAAGTCAACGTTACTCGCTACGGCAAAGGCAAAATCAAAAGCCGCATCATTTCCTGCTTTGAAATTTATGTCTCGCGTGAATGCGAAGACCCCAATCTTGCTTCGTGTGTTGTGGAGCGGACACGCCGTCCAGTAGGCGAACTTCGCAGGATGCACCCGGAAGCTGCTGACGCAATCAAGGAAGATACCTCACTAGACATTTCTCAGTACCGCCTCCAGACCCTTCGCTCCATGATGGGCTACACGCTCGGCTCAGAGGACCGCGCGAAGGATCAGGCGACGGTTTGCGAAGTTTGGGCAGAGTGGGATGAACTCCCGAAGAAGCTTCAGGACATGCTGGAGAAAGAGTTCTCCAGTTCCTCTTACAACGAAGAGGATATTGAACGCGCACAAGCTGCTGGTGTTTTCTTTAAGTACCTTCCTGCTCAGGGCTTGATGCTTGAATGGGGAATCAATCCCCTCGTTGATGAGCAGAATGGTCAGCACTACTTCCCTTACACATTTTTCATGTGGGAGAAAGACCCAGCTTCGCCATATCCGAACGCCCCAGCTTTTCATCTTGTTCCGCTTCAAAAGATGTTGAACATGGTGGACTCGCTCATGCTGCTTGCCAACATGAGCAATTCAACCGGAAAGTGGATTGCGCCTAAGACACAAGCAGGCATCTTCAAACCAGATGGAAGCCCTACCGAAGTTATTTGGTACGACAATCAGGGCGATGGTAAGAGTGCGCCTGTTTACACCACGCCGACCGCGCTGGACAGAAGCATTTATCAATTCCGTGGACAGATCATCAACGACATCATGGCTATCGGTTTGACCGAGGCAGTTACGCAAGGGCAAGCGCCAGGTGGTGGCGTAGGCAGCTTCCGTGGAATCGCGTATCTCGGTGCGAAAGCCGCAGAGCAGATCAGCACACAGCGCCAGCTTTGGGAAGACTCCCATGAGCTGCGCTACCGCAAAGTGCTGCTGATGGCGCGATTGTTCTGGACTGAAGAGCGCAAAGCCAAAGTCGCGGGCGTGAACGGCAAGTTCCGCGCCATGACTTTGACCAAAGCCGATCTAGTCGGAAATTACGAAATCACGCTCAAGGCTGGTTCATCGAAGCCGAAAACGCTTTCCGACAAGCTGGGCTACATCCAGATGGCAATTGAAGGCAAGCTACTCGACCCGACAGACCCAGATTTGAAAGAGACACTGCTCACGATGTTCGGCATGTCCGAACTCGATGCAAAGGATCATGTTCATGTGGAGAAAGCCGAGCGCGACCTCGACAAAGCGAAGCGCGGCGAAATGCCTCCGCTGGCAAATCCTTTCATCAAGTGGGATGTCCATTTGCGCCTTTTCACCGAATACACACTCAGTGAGGAGTTTGAAGAGCAGCCGTTGCAGCTTCAGCAGTTCCTTCTCAACCTGTGCGCCCTTATCAATCAGAAGGTTCAAGAAATCGCCGCCAACGCGGCTATGGGCCAGATCGCCCAAGCGCAGATGGGAGCAGCGGGCGGATCGCAGCCCGCAGCACCAGCCGAAAAAGGCATGGCAGAGGCAATGGCGAATGGGCAGAACCAAAATCCGCTCGGGGGCGTGATTGACCAAAACACAACTGCCGGACAGATAGAGCACGCTGCCGTTTCGCAAGGGACAAGCGTCGCAAATCAAGTTCCTTCTTAACTTCGCGAGTACCTAGCTAAATTGAAATCACAAAATCCGAGGCTGGAGCAAATCTCCTGTTATCCGGCTCTTGAGGAGAGTACGAAATGGCAAGCAAAGGCAACACTAAGAACGCAGCGGAAGAATTCCTGAGAACAGGGTCAGCCCCAGAGGTCGTCACCGACGAGACGCAGGAAACGGAAAACTTGGACGAGCAGTTGGACGAACTCGCTGCTGAGCAGGAAAACGCCGCAGAGGCTACCGAACAACCCCAGGAAGAGCAAGCTGAGCAACAGGTCGATGAAGCTCCTCAAGGCAAAAAAGAAAAGCCTGGGAAGAAAGAAGAAAAGACCGCCGACGAAACCGCAGAAGAGGATGAAGTCAAAGAGGCGGACGGCAATGTTGCAGATGAAGATCCAAATGCCCTCCCCGCTGAAATCGCGGAACTACCTCGCGTGCAGGCTCTCCTTGAAACTGAAGAGCAAATCAATATTCTGAAGGATGCCTTGGCGGAAGGGTATGCAATTGATACCGCCGATTTTCCGAAAGCAGTGCAACAGTTAAGGCTTGAGCGTACCGATGCTCACATGCTGTACCAGATCATCGACCAGACGCTGCCAGTCGGCACACTCCTCTCGAATCTTGAGAGGGACTTCGACCAAAAGAAAGTTGTCGAACCCATCTATCTCAATATGGCAGACCATTTGGGAAAAAATGGATTCCTTGAAGCATATCTCGATATGCGTGGATTCAAGCTTGTCGCTAAGGATCAAGCTGGGACGGGAGCAGCGGCTCCTGGAACCCTCGGTCAAGCAGTCAATGGCGCGGCGAAGGGAAATCCCGAGTTGCAGCCCTTGGTTGAACAGATCAAACAGCTACAGGCACGCCTGGACGGGAAAGTGCCAGGACAATTGGGCCAGCTAACTCCAGAGGAACAGAAGCATGAAACCGGCTTCGAGAATGAAATCAAACGTCTGATGAAAGACAAGAGTGTCGATGAGAAGTTCTTCCCCGACTATAAGACCGCAATCATTCAGATGGTAAAGCAGTATCCGGGTGGCTCAAGAGCGATCATGGATCGCATCGCGAAAGGCAATTTTGTTGATGTGCGCAGGTTCTTCACGAACCATAACAACGCGCAGCTTGAACGGGCAAAGGCTTACATGAAGCCCGTCACGGCGGGCTCGAAAAGGATTGTGGTGAAAAAGCCCAGTCCTGGGAACGGCGCAGCTTCCAATCTTAAGCCGGGTGCCAAGAAGATCGCGACGAAACAAGATCGCATCTCGCAAGCCATCCAAGGTTTGACCGGAAAACAATAACTTTCCTAAAGCGCGAGTACCTATCTACTAGCAGGATTTTGTCTCCTTACGAATCTGCACCTTCTTGTGGGATGCGGGGCAAGACAAGCAACTGACTTGTTTTTGCCCTGCATTGGGCAAGGAGATTCAACATTGGCAGATTCAAATACCATTACTAGGATTGGCGGGCTCCTGAAGAACGTTTACGGTGGACTGGAAACCCAGTTCAACCGCAAAGCCCAAACTTACGACATTTTTGAAAAGTCCACTGAGAGATTAGGCGGCGACCATTTTGAAATGGCAGCTCGCGTCGGTGGCAACACCGCTGGTATCGGTGCCCGTCTTTCCGACGACCCGACTCCCACACCTTCCCGTCAGAACATCCAGAAATTCCAAATCTTCGACCGCATGCTCGAAGGCACTATCGCCGTCTACGAAAAAGACGTTGAGAACACCGAGGGCAATGCCCGCGCTTTCGTCAACCTCCTGGACGACGAAATCGAAAACATGGTCGAGGACCTTAAGTGGCACCAGAACATCATGCTCTTCGGCGACGGCTCCGGCACTCTCGCCTCAGTCAACGCCAACACGTCCAGCTCGACCACGCTCGTAGCTGCGACTGGCTCCACGTTCGGCAAGTTCGGTGTGAAGTACCTTCGCGTCGGCGACGCAATTGATATCTGGTCTTCAGATCAGACCACGCAGCGTAACAGCACGTCTTCCATTCTGACAATCACCGGCATCAACCCGGTCACGCAGAACGTAACGGTCTCGGCGGCTCAGACTCTGACTGCTGGCGACATTATCGTGCGTAACAATTCTCTCAATAAAGAGTTTCAGGGCCTATACCTGGCTTCCGACAACTCGACCAGCGTCACCTTCCAAAGTTTGTCGCGTAACACTTATCCGCAGATTCAGGGCACTGTTATTCCGGCGAACGGCAACGGTCTCACTGAGAGCCACTTGCAACAACTGGATACGCAGATTCCGGCTCGCTCCGGTAAGGAGCTTGACTTCATCGTCGCTGGTGATGCGCAGCTCAATGCTTATGTGGGACTTGGTCAGGGCTTGAAGCGTTATCAGAACACTAACAAGCTGGATCGCGGCTTCACTGAGCTGGAGTACAACGGAATTCCGCTTCGCAAGGACGTCTTCTGTCATCCGCAGTTTGTCTACGGCATGAACAAGGGCACCGTGAAGAAAGGCGTCGTCTCGCCACTGAAGTGGTCTGAGATGGACGGTCACATTCTGAAGAAGGTTCCGGGCTTCCTCAAGTACGAAGCTGTTGCCCGCGAAATCGGTAACTGGCTGTTTGAGATTCCTGCTGCTGTTGGTCGCATTGACCAGCTCGCAGTTCCGAACTCAATCAACTTCCAGTTCTAACCCCTTGAGACCTGTCTGGGAAAACCGGGCAGGTCTCATTTCACCTTTAGATTGAAAATGGAATTTCAAAAGTACACGCAAGGCACGCTCTACCTTCCTACCGATGTCCTTTCAGAGCAAAGGACAGCACCAGAATCTTTTGTCGAGCAGCTTTCGAGCCTCGACGCCCGACTGATTGTCACATGGAATCGCCGCAAGCATCGCTGGGTTATTGAAGAGTGCATGGAGCACGCCATCGAATCCCCGTCTGGGGGACATTCTCATCTGTGCCGCCGTTCTTACGTTTGGATGGTGCAGGGCGAGGACGGAAGTTACCGCCCTCTTGAGAGCAGCGTGATCGAAGCCGTCAAGGGCATGGATATCAACAAGAAATTCGGCGGCGCAGAAGGAATCATCCGCCGCATGGAAGAGATCGAGGCGGAGAACGACGCCCAGCAGCGCAAGGACATCCGCGACGAGATTCAGGCAAGGAAGCGCGACAACCGTCGCCAGATCAACGAAGTCGTAACCCTGATCGAACGCCACAACGTTTTTTAAACCAAATCCGAAATCGGAGCCAATCGGTTATCCGGTTCTTTAGGAGAGTAATTCAATGAATCGCAAACTTTACAACGGTGGTGATCGGTTAGCAGAAAAGCTGCTCTACACGATCAAGCCCGAAGGCCCGAAAGACGGTCACGGCTGGAACGCTCACTATGAGATCAATGCACCCGCCCACTCGTTCTTCACATTGCCGGATGAAATTCCGGCACCGCAACATGGCGTCCCTCGCGTCCCGGTCTATTTTCACCTTGACCTCGCGACTAAGCACGGACATCGGGGAATCATTTTGATTGATGAGCAGATGGCAACGGATGTCGATGATGACAACCCTTTTGCTCGTAACGAAGAAGAAGCCCAGGAAAAGGGTGAACGCCTTTGGCAGCAGCATTTGCAGAACACTGTGCAGCGGCATGTGAACTATTGCGCTGACTCTCGTGCTGCTGGCGGCGCACCCAAAGCGGCATCAGCATTCACACGCCACGCTTTTAAGCTACTGAACCTTGTCGATCCCGCAACAACAATTTTCGAGCAGAGCGTCGTCCGTTCTGCGAAGCCCGCAGAACAACCTGCACTTACGAATAATGCCGACGATAAGGAAAAAGAAATTCAGAGGCTTCGTGGTCAGCTATTAGCTGCGAACAACAAAGCTCGCAAGCTGGAAGCAGAGAAAGAAGCGCAAGCGATGTTGCAACGCGACGAAGCGATCAATACCAAGCGGGCAGAACTTCAAAAGTAATAGAGACGGGTCGGATGCATGGTGCTGCGCGAGATGCGTGGACGGGTTCTCTACTTTCTTCCTCATGAAACACGTCCGATCCTAAATTTTCAGGAACCATTTAATGAATCTGCAAAACATCCACGATCTTGCTGCCTCTAAGACCTACTTCTCTCGACCCGACTCCGAAGTGTGGGCAGCGATCAATGCTGGTTCTCGTTTCGCTTATCAAGCTGCGCTCAAGGAAGACCAGCAGTACTTTCGCACGACTGACATTAGCTCCGTAACAATCGCACCAAACACGCAAGAGTACGCGCTCCCAGTTACGGTGAATCAGCTTGTTCGCGTTCGCGAACGCTTCAATGTTCAAGACAAATGGCGGCTCATCGAGCCCGCAGACACAAATTCGCCCGAAGGTCGCGATGACAGCCCAAGTCCAACTATGACGTTTGGGTGTTCTTCGCAGTTCAATTACCAAGGCCCCTACTTGAAGCAATCAACTGCTGTGGACGGTAATGACGACCAGACTCTCAGCATTTTCCTGACGCCGGCCCCACAGGATACGCGCCAAGTGGAACTCATCTACATCGCGAAGTATGTAGAGGTTTTTGCTGCGACCGATCCCTACATGATTCCAACAGACCTCAGGGACTTTGTGCTGGACTTTGCTGTTTCCGAATTGCTGCGTGGCAATAATGATGACCTCGCAGAAAAATATGCGGCATCGGCTGACCAGAAACTCGATATGGCGTTAACTGTGATCCGCGAACGCCAACTCCAGCACCCCACGACTGTTACCCCATATCTCGCCGAGTACCTCTAATGATCCAGAATCTTGAAAGAGCTGTTCTGAATGACTTCCGAGGAGGTCGTCAAACAGCACGCAATCTCACCAACATGATTCCCGAAGCATGCCTTGTTGCTTCGGACGTGATGTTCCTTGGCGACTCAATGGTTCGCAAGCGTAAGGGATACACGAAAGTTTTGGGCACCGGGTCTCAGATTCAAAGGATGTTTGATTTTCAACGGCAGAGTGATAGCGAGCAGTGGCTTGTTCTCAACTATGGCGTAAACATGATTCCCGACAGCGACGGCACTGCTCTCACTTGGACGGGCGATCCGCTAATGGTGTTCAGCTCGACGGGCGGCGCAATTGCCGGGGGAAAGTGGACGTACACCGGCACTGGTTCAGCATCAGGCTTCCGCGTACGTGAATCAAAGGTGTTCAACGTAACGCCTAATACGACCTACACGCTATCGGGATACATAGACGCTACCCACGTCACATCTGCCGGGGCTTCGCCGTCTTGGTTGATTTACGACCCTACAGTTATCACGCAGTATGGCGCAGCGTTTCAACCTATGGGCGTGAACGGAAGAATCACAGGAACTTTCACGGTTCCGCCCGGAGTTACTCAAGTCGTGGCTCTACCAGATACAGGCAACTGCACCGTTGCGAACGGGCAGCCTCTTGTCTTCTCGAACCCTCAACTAGAAATCGGCTCTACGGCTTCCACCTATGCGCCAACCAAAATTGCCTTCACGAAGAATGACGGCACTTCGGGTCTGACTGTTTTATCCACGGCTGAGTCTTCGACTAATGGCTTCTGTTTCATAGACGGCTCTGTCATGGGTCTCTACATGAGCAACGGCATCAACGCTTATGCCGAATATAACGTCTCAGGCACAGAGACACTCTGGACGCATGGACTTCAGGCACCACTCACGGCTCCGACTGTCAGCCTGAGTTCGGGCACTTTGAGTTTGGACTTCGGTCGGCAATATGCCTTCTGCTATGTCAGCAAATGGACTGACGATAAAGGAACAAACTTTGTCCATGTCGGGCCACCGTCACCAATCTCTGGCGACACCGGGCCTTTCACGAACAAAGTTGTGAACGTCGGAGGCTTGACCGCTTCCACGAATACCCGCGTCACGCACATTTGGGTTTTCGGCACGACGGATGCCGCAGATGGTCAGGGCGGAAACCTGATCTTCGTCGGCGAAATCTCTAACGGAACAACGAGCTTCGGTGACTCGCTCACCGTTGAGCAACTGGATTCTACCCGCGTCCTGCCTATCGACAATCTTCCTCCGCCTCCATATCAGTGGGCGGTCGAGTACCAGGGCAGAATTGCAATTATGGGAATGCCCTCTGATCCCGATGCTGTCTATTGCTCGGGATTGAGTGAGGTTGATCTTGGCATACCTCAGGAGTCCTTTCCCTCGGAAGTACGCTTCCAAGTACCGGGAAAAGTAAAGCGTGTATCAGGCGGCATCGTGTTCAACCAAACACTGATGCTTGCCACTCCGAAGATGTGGTTCCAAGTGAGCGGCTTTGACGCCAACACATTCCAGAAAAATGATGACATCATCGAGCCGGGTTGTGCGGGCTTTCAAGCCGTGTGCCTCGTCTCTCCGAACCAAATGGTTTGGCTCGGCCCAGACAAGAAGCTCTGGGGCTTCGACGGTGCTTCGGCTCCGGTTGACCTTTCTGCAAAACTCGCGCAACCGATCCCCGGTCTTCGCTCAATGGCGGACATTACGGATGCGCAACTGCCGAATGCGATTGTCCGTGTCTTCAACTTCGGACGCTATCACCTGATTTTTGTCGGAGTATCAACAGACGGCGGCACTGGCATCAGTTGGCTGCAAGTGTACGACGCAAGCTCCTTAGTCGGCTCCAGCGGCTACCGCACACTGTTGAGCGACGGCTCTAACGTTGGCTTAACCGAATCGGATTTCAACTTCGCTCATCGCATGTTCGCCATGAGTCCCGTAGACGTAGGCAACACAACCTACATGTTCTTTGGCGACATGACAGGCAATGTGTATCGCTGGCCCGACGGCGGAAACTGCGATGCCGGAATCGCCGCGATCACTAACGTTTCCCTGACAAGCAATGTTGTGACGATTACAGCAAACAACTCTTTCTTGTCTGGCGGCAAGGTCGCGCTGGCTGGTCTGACGACTTCAACATTCTTGAACGGGCAAACGCTCACAGTAGCTTCTGCCTCAGCGACTTCATTTACTGCGAATTTCACACACGCGAACGTGTCCTCGCACTCAGACACTGGAACGGCGACCGGCAACCTCTATGCACCGCAATGGGGCAGCATTTGGCTGAACCACAAGATGCCGGGTGTAAGCAAAAAGTACATGTGGATGGATATCACCACAGACCGGCGCGACGCGCTCGGAAGCTTCTCAGTATCGGCGGTTTCAACGGACGGCGTGGATATGGCGAGAAGCCTCGTTTCCATCCCGACGCAGCCTAAGCCTAGCCGTTATGGCATAGACCCTACGCTCATCCGTGGAAATTTGCTCTCGCAAGCAGAGACAGCAAACGGGCAGTGGATGCGGACAGCAATCACTTTCCCCTCGGACACTGGAGACGCTTCGATTTCCATGATTGATATTTCAGCGGTTCCTGTCTCAGCAACAAACCCCTAAGGATAATTAGTGAGTAGATACCTCTCGGCTGATGATGCTCTATTCCGTGCTCAAACCACGGCTGACTTGCTGCGTCTGCGCAATGCCGAACTGCCTAAGAATCCGGTTGCAACTTTTACTGTCACGCCGTTGGCAAATAGCTTTGGAGCGGCTATTAAGTTCACGCTCGGCCCGGATCTAACCGGCTGCTCGCAACTCAACGTGATGCGGAACGGCATCAACGATCTATCTTCCGCGACGTGCTTGCAGACATACCCTCTCACTGCCGAGAACGCGAACGGCGACTTCCAGTACATAGATTCGGATCAAGCTTTATTGGCAGATCAGTTTTACTGGCTGCAAACGATTCCATTGCCGGAACGTGCGGGTCTTGCTCAGACAGAGATAACTGGCAATCCTATCGTTAGCGGCCCGTTAAATCTCACGGCTCTAAATGCAAACCTACTTCCGCCCGATGCAATCTCCGATTGGAGTGTTTCGCTCGGCGCGGGCAGCAATGGCGTTCAACTCGTCTGCGTGAACTTCGCGGTTCCAGCAGACCCGAACTTTGGCTCTTGCCAGATTCAAGCGACCGGGTATCTGAGCGATACGAACCCGCAGATCGTCGGACAGTCCAGCGGCGCTTCCAGTCCGTTTAGCTTCACGATGATTCAAACGGGCGAGACGGTAACGCTGCAAGCGTTCGCAGTCAGTCAGAACGGCATCAACGCGACAAGCGCCATAACTCACACCGTAACACTGAATGGCACAGAGACGGCTCCGGCAAAGCTGGAGAACGTCCGTGTAACCGTCATCACAACGGGCGTACAAGTGGACTTCGATGCCGGTCTCGAATCGGACATCACTTCGTACAAGGTCTATCGCGGTCCTCACGGTGCGGGGTTCGGCTCGGCAACGCTGAAGACCACCATCACATCCACAGGCGCACGTCACTACACCTATCTGGACACAACCGGAATCTCGGACGCGGCGGCGGGCGCGTATTTTGACTACTTCGTTACAGCCGTCAACCATATCGGCGAATCCACTGCCTCGGCGGCAGCAGCAGCTATTCCACCGTTGCAGAACATGGATCAGATCGGGCAGGGCGCAACTTACCTGAAGGTTCCGCAGTTCACCGGGCGAGAGATTGTAGTAGCGAATGCGAACTTCGAGGCGTCATCTTCTATATTGCCTCCACCGGGCTGGCTCAACCCCTCCAGTCTGAACCTCTCTTATGAGACGGTCTCGCCGGACTCTGGAAATCGGAGTTTGAAGATCACCACGGCACCGCAGAACCAAGCGGTTTTGAGCGAGAGCAAATGGCCCTGTTCACCGGGCGATAACTTCTTCGTGCAAGCCGCTATGAAGGGCGACGGAACTTCCGATGTCGTCACCGCGCTGGTGTTCTTGGATAAGACCGGGGCTTCTGTGGGAAGTGTTGCCGCTGATGGCGGTGCGCCAACCTCGGCGTCTTGGAACATCTACGAGAATCAGGGCGTGGCTCCGGCTAACACCGTGAGTTGTCAGGTTGCGTTGAAGCAAACGGCAGTTACATCCTCGACCTGCTGGTTTGACGACATCCATGTGATTCGCCAGACCAACATGGATAACGAACTCCTAGATGGCAGCACGTTCCGCCGCCTGAAGTTCGTCAATAGCAGCAATACGATCAGCGTTTCATCGGCTTTGAACGGGCAAGGGTCAATCATTGCCGGTCAGGCGATTACGCTCAGTTTTTCTTTTGACAGTAGCAGCATCACCATAACTTGGTCAGGGCAGACGCTGTTAAGGAAAGACACAAGCACGCTCAGTGTGCCTGCAAGCGGCGGCTCTCCGATTTCTTATACGAGCTTGTCCTCAACCACGGGTTATTACATCTATCTGAGGATCAACGCCTCTACAGGAGCGATTACTGCCGTAAACAGCAGTCCGCCTCCAACTTCGCCAAGCTCAACACTTGCGGCTCAGACGGCTTTTGACGGGTTCATTGACATTCCCGTGGTCAAAGTCACCACGGCTGCTTCAGGTGGTAGCCCTGGTGGTGGAACGGGCGGCGGCGGCGACACCTGTCCTGAAGGAAACGAAAAGGTCAGAACCAATGAGGTGAGCAAGGCAAGTACTGTCATCGCTGGTGACATGATTCTGGGCTACTCCTTCAAAACACAGTCAAATGTATTTCGGCGAGTACTATTCACTAGCAGCACGGAAATTTCCGCTTGGCGCATTGTCAAAGGTCACAAGGTTTCCCCCGCTGAACCGATCTGGGACGGAACCCGTTGGACTCCTGCATATCGCGTACCCGGAAACATATTTGACGGGACACCCGGCACTCGCGTTGACATCAAGATCGCTGTAGATGAATTTGACGAAGCGAACTACTGGCTCCTCGACGAAAACGGTAAGCCGGATTTGCTGATCCACAACCCCTTCGTTCTCCCTTGCTAATCGTATGACCAGATGGATGCTCACTAAATGTTGGATTGATTCGCAGGGAGAGTACAAGCCGATATGCGCAGCCTACGGGCATCGCTGGCTTATGCCAGCACAGCCTCCAACGATTGACGATTGGTGCTTGGTGCTGATTCTGACTTCGTCTCACCAGATGGATGCGGCAACGCAAGACACTCGGGTGCAGGTTTACAGATCATCGTTCGCAACGATCACTGATGAAACCGTGACGACGTATGCTTCGCAAGGCGCGACGGCGGGAATGTCTCTCGGCGAGTTGCTGGATGTGCTATCGGCTGAGAATGCCAACTACGGCATGACCGATCTGCATAACTGGACGTAATCCAAAACGAAAAAGGAAAGAAGACATGGGACAGGTAACGATCCGCTTGGCGGATCAATTGGATTTCCCTTTTCTGCGCGAGGAACTGAAAGCTCAGGACGTAGACGAAGTTGACCTAACGAAGTGCGTGACGGTCATTGCGGAGTTTGAAGGTAAGCCCTTTTGCTCCTTGTCAGCACAACAAGTTTGGTTTATCGAGCCGCACATGGTTTTCAACACCGAAGGCTTGTCGGATAGCACGATTCGCCGGGGCTTATTGATGACCTACAAAAAATTCGCGGAGTTGATCGCAGGGCACCCGGTACAGAAGCAGATTTGCCATGTCCCGGTATATCTGCCCAAGCCTACGAAGTGGGTTCAACAAATGGGCTTCACGCATGCATGGAGCAAAGCAATCAAGTGGTTCACGAAAGACTAAGGATGTTTTAAATGGGCGGTTCCCCAAAACAAGTTAACGCGCCGCAAGCGTCAGCGGCAGATGCAGGAGCAACAGCATCGGCGCAAGCATCGGCTCGTCTTTCTGACCAACTCGCAGCGCAATCAAAGACGGCATTCGGCACTTTGTTCGGCACTGATCCGAACAGCGCAAGCGGAGGCACGCTCGGCGGCTTCCTCAATCCGAACAATTTGACCACTGCTTCAATGGGGCCGACAGGGCCTTACAAAATTCAGTACGACCAGTCGCTCGGCAATCTCGCAAATGCGCAATCGGCGCAACGCGGAGCATTGAGCCAGTCATTGCAGAATCGTGGCTTCGGAATGACCTCGCCTTCGGGCTTCGGCGCAACACAGGCGTTGCAGCAGAGCTTAGGACAGAGTCAGCAGACCGGTCAGCTATTCAGTGACATGACCAACGCTGGATATCAGGACGCTCTCCGCAACATGTGGTCTGCTGCTGGAATCCTCTCCGGTCAGGGTACTTCGGCAATGCAGGGAAGCCTGCAAGGTCAGGGTCAGGCTGGTCAGACTTACGCAAACCTCTACGGTACGGCAGGCAAGCAGGCTCAAGGTTCGAGCTTGCTCGGCTCGGCGCTAGGCGCTGGCGGAAGCATACTCGGCGGCTGGCTAGCGGCATAAGGAGAATTTCATGGGTGGTAAATCAACAGACACGACGGGCAGCACCGGATACACCGGAGGACTGACTCCGTATGCCCAGAACCTATTCGGCGGAAATCCGGCTCCCGCAACAGACAGCGGGTCTACTGGTATGCAGAAGCTCGGACAGCAGATCATGCAGGCGTCGAATAACTTTTCTGCGCAGCAGGGCGGGCCTGAAGAGCAAGCGATTGCTGGAATCGGTAACGCCTTGGTGAACAAGTTCGCACCGAAGCAGCCAATAACTAGCCCGACAGGCACGCCGAATTTGTTTGGCGGGACGCCGCCCACGTTCCAGATGCATTCGCCCATTACCAGCCCGATGCTAAATCCCTCTGGTTCAACTGGGTTCCAGATGCAGCACCCAATCACGAGCCCGCTGTACACCGGCCCCACTGGGTTCCAGATGCAGCCGCCAATAACCTCCCCGATGTTTACGCCGGGGGCGGCGGGGACGCCGATAACCAGCCCGATGGCTACGGGCGGGAACCTCTTCGGGCGATAACACATGGCAATGAACTGGCTACAAAACGATAACGGCGATGGGACGCAGCAGCTTCCTGATTGGCTCCAGGCTTTAATCAAAGGTGGAGCAGCGGGCGGTCAGGTGCCTCCCGCTGTTGCCAATGAACCTGCTCCCACAGCAGCTCCGCAGAACGTGTCTCCGGATGCCTCGCAGCAGCAAGGTCAAGCTCCGTTGCCTTCAGTGAACGCTCCGTCTGCTCCTTCGGCTTTAGATCAACTTCACACCGCAGAGCAGAATCAGAATGCTCCGGTGCCTCCGCCTCTATCACTGAGTGTGCCGGGTACGAATACCGATGTTCCGAGCTGGCTTGGGCAGCCTTCAACCGATACACCTTCGTTGGCTCCTGCGGAGCACGCTCAAGTACCGGGTCGCCCGCGTGGGCCGTTCGACAAAATTCCTGACGGTCAGCCGGGTGCTGACTCTTGGCGCAACCAGCACAATGATCTTCGCAAGGCGCTAGCTATTGCAGCAGCGGGTCTCGCGGAATTTGGCGGACGCGATCCTTGGGGAACCAATGGACGCCCTGGCGAGGGCATGACTATCTTGCAGCCTTGGCTACAGAGCGAAGCGGCGAAGCGCGAGTATGACACGAACCTTCCTGCTATGCAGCAGCAAGCGGACATAAATCTGAAAGAGAAGCAGGCAGAGACCGCGCAAAAGAATGCGGCAGCAAACTCTCAGTTTGTATTCGATCCGAACACTGGGCGTTATATCCCGGTGAAAGTCGCTGTCGCACAAACAGCAGCGCAGCCCAAGATGCTCAGCGCGGGCTTCAATCCCGCTACTGGAAAGCCTTTGACGGAAGAAGAGAGTTCGCGTGCCCAGAATGCAAAAGTGGAACTGGATTCATCGCACAAGGAACTCTACGAAGCGCAGCAAGCTCAGGCTCTCGCAAAAGCAGATTTGGACAAGGCGGCAAACGATCCAAATTCGCCTCTCTATCAACTCAAACTGAAACAGTACGAGATGACGCAGAAGCGGTTCCAGCTTGCGACAGAGCGCGTGAATCTCGCATACCGCAACTTCGGTGTCAACACGTATGGCATCGACTTCGGAAACAACTCAGCGTTGCAAAGCGGCGCTGCGGCTGGTGCTGCAGGACATTCAGCGGCTCCAAGCGGAGCTGCGGGTAATGCGGCTCCAGGTGCGAACACTCCGCACGGAGTGCCGCAAGGCAACGATAACCAGGCATTGGTACCTAATGGGCCGGCAATCAAAGCAGCACGCCAGAGCTTGGCGAGCGGAGAAGACCATAAAGCTGTTCTTGCATTCAACACTGCAAGCGGTCACTTGTCGCAATTGCAGGATGCCATCACGGCGCTGAACAATGGCGACCTCAAAATGCTTAACACAATTGCAAACAAGTATGGCGTGGCGACCGGACAAGCCGCGCCTGTTGTATTCGAGGCGATCCGCAATGCCGTCTCGGGCGAACTGGGCAAAGTATTTAAAGGTCAGGTTACCGACTCGGAAATCGAACATATCGGTGACACGCTGGGCAAGGACTTAGGCCCGGACGCCCTCTCGGGCGTCGTGAAAGCAGACGCAAATTTGATGATGTCCAAGCTGTCTGCCGTTCACGATTCTTTCTTCGGTCTGACGGGCGAGCATCCTTATGTCCTCTACCCGGAAGGTGCGAAAGCTTTCCAGAAATTAGGCGTCGAGCTTCCGTCCTGGGCGACCGCTGCTTCCACTCCAACAAACCGGACGAAACAGCCGGAAACTCCAGCGGTGGGCAGTGCTCCCGCAGGGGCAACCATGAAGGTTCCAGGCAGTGACGGCAAGTTGCACTGGAGCGACGGCAAGCAAGATTTGGGAGTTGTGCAGTAAATGGGCGACAACGGACAAAGCGTAACTCTGGATTTCACCAAAGCGATTCCTCTTCAGAATGCGCAAGCCCAAGGTGCCCCTCAAGCTCAGCAACCCGCTGTGAATCTCGATTTCAGCAAGGCGCAACCGACGGTCATCACTATGGTCGGTCCGAACGGCGAAACGCAGCAGGTAGCTCCTGAAAATGTTGCAGTGATGCGCAGGCAGAATTTTTCTGTTGACCCTTCTACTCCCGGTGCTCGTCCTATGATCGCGCCGACAAGTAGGGAAGGCACAAAATTTTATGCCGCACCGCAGGAAGTCGATGATTTAGTGAAAGCGGGTAATCGTGCATTACCGACTGATGCTGAAGCAAAAATATTGGCTGATGATGCACAAAAAGGACAGGCTCAGCAGGGATGGCTTTCAAAGACTCTTGCTATGCGTCCCGATGCTCAATCGCCAGAGGCTCAAGCAATCAGGGACAAAATTCAAAATTGGCAGGCTATGGAATTGGCGAACTCCCCGATGTTCAGGGAGCAGATCAAAGATAAAGCCGTGGGCGGTGCTGTTGTGGCTTCTGCGCCAGCGGCTGCTTTTACAGCGGGTGCTCTAGCACCTACTGCTACTGGAGTTTTGACAGCAGGCGGAGAAGAAATTATGGGGCCGAGTCTAGCTCGACAAGGAATGCAGTGGCTTGGTTCTCAACTGCCGAATGCTCCGGGCTGGCTAAAAGGTGCCGGGACGTTGGGGGCGGGAGCTGGTATCGAGGAAGGCGGACGTTGGCTATACAACAAACTCAAACACTAAAAAGAGCGCAGCAAGGCAATAAGAAAACCCACGAGGGCGCAGAACTGATATGGATGGTTTTTTATCCATTCGCCCAAAGCCTGAGGCGGGGTTGATTTTCTTGTTGAACCAAAATACGGGTCACGGACAAATCCATCACGCTTTTTCATAGCTAACCTCCACGGGCCAAGTATATCCGCATATTTGATGCCCTACGTAAGGGAAATAGTCACAAAAGTAACTCAAAAATCTGCCCTATATATATAGAGAGGATAGGGCGAAAGACCAGGAAATAAACCACCAAATGCCAGATACTCAATCCATTCTCGACCTTATCAAAGACAGACTGCCGAAGCATGTCAGTCTGCTGCTCAGCATTGCATTCTTCGTTTCAACGTTGCTTGTCAATGTGAGTTCATCAAAAACGCACTTTGCCGACATCCAGACGGAGCAGGGAAAGCGCATCACTGCGCTTGAAGACGAAATCCGCAACGATCTTGCTACCCGGCGTGAAGTCGATGACGTTAAGACCACGGTCGAGCGTATCGAAAACAAGTTGGACGCCATCTCCAGAGGCAAATGAAGTACCTCGAAGACAAATTCAGCGTCGGTGCGCCTGTCCTGAAGGACGGCAAGAATAGTCACGGTCAAACTTGGGAACAGATTTTCGGCAAGAAGCCAAAGAAGAAGCAATGAACTGGGACAAGATTTACGACACCATCATCAATAAAATGCACGTTGTTCTCGCTGGAGCTACGCAAGCAGCGATCCTCGCATTTCACTTCAAGACCGGGCATGACATCGGCACAGGTGTGCAGAACACCATCTATGCGTGGTACGGCTTTCTCGCAGGGCATGCACTGACATATCAGAAGTTCCCTGACCAAAGTCAGTCCGAAGCAGACGCCAGCAAGTCATAAGGAAAGATTCAAGTTTTTATGTCATATACACCTGTCATCACGATCACCGGCAAGATTCAAGACTTCCTCGGAAACAACGCCGTGGGCGCGACTGTATCAGTCCGACTCACAAACTTTGGTCTGGACAACCCGCGTGTACCGGGAAGTTGCATCATTTCCAGTCCGAAGATTCCCGTTGCCCAGGACGGCTTGGGCGGATTCTCATTCACGCCGATTGGCAATGATGTAATCACGCCTCCGAATACTTTCTATTTGGTGACTTTCACCTCGGACAACGCCAACACAGCGTCACTGACAATTCCCTATCAGTTCACCGGCACCGGGACTCAGGATTTAAGTCAGATCATCCCGTTCAACCAGGGAGGCATCGGTGGGCCACAAATCTCGAACATCGTCGTCAAGAACCCGACTGCTTTGCAGACCATTGCTTCATTCGGTTTGTCTGTGCCACAGATTCAAGACCTGACAGCCCCTTTACTTCCGCATACGGCGGGCGGCACTGACATCGGCTCGGCATTACTACCATTTTCAAACGTCTATGTTGGAAGCTCCGCGACGAACAACATCAAGGTCACTGGCACCGCCTCGGCAGCGCGGGTTTTCACTTTACCCGATGCCAACAGCAACCCAATCCAGCCGGTAAGCGGCTCAACAGCGCATCAATGGGTTAGTTGGATCGACTCCAACGGTGTTCAACATTTATCGCAGCCGGACTATAGCGATCTGACCGGGAAGCCCCAGCTTGCGCAGACAATTGCGTCTGCTTCGCACAAGTGGCTCGTCTCATACGACGCGAGCACCGGGTTATTCACGGCGACGCAGCCGGATTATTCCGACCTGACTGGAAGACCGCAACTCGCGAACACGTTCGGCGTGGTATCCCATGAGTTTTTGACAGCTTATGATGCGACGACCGGAAACCTCACAGCAGCTCAGCCGTCCTTCTCTGATATTTCCGGCGTTGCCGTGTCAGGTCAGATTCCGAACCTTGACGCCTCAAAGATCACGACAGGCACGTTCGCGACTGCTCAGATTCCGAACCTCGATGCTTCAAAGATCACAACCGGGCAGATCGCTCTCGCTCGTGGTGGAACTGCGGCTGATCTGAGTGCCACAGGTGGGACACATCAAGTCCTAAAGCAAAGTTCCACTGGTGCAGCTATCACCGTTGGGCAATTGGCTTTCAGCGACATCAGCGGAACGCTAGCTGCTACGCAGTTGCCGAACCCTTCGGCTTCAACTCTCGGAGGTGTGGAGTCCGCAGCAGCGGTCACTCACCAGTGGATTGATAGCATCTCCACTTCTGGTGTGCCGCACTTGAGCCAACCAGCGTATTCGGATATTTCCGGCACACCGACGCTTCCAGCTAACACAACCGCTGTTTCGCACAAATACCTTACGGCATACAACAGCACCACAGGGGCTTTCACACAAGCGCAACCATCCGTAGCTGACTTGTCAGACGGCTCCGTCGGTACTGGCACAGTTGTTCTCAGCAGCGGTGCTGTTATCAACAGCGCAACACTGGGACTTCCAACGATTGGCTCAGGCGGTGCATCTTTCGCAGGGTCATCGTCGGGCTTTACGACTTTGCAGCCCGCTGCAACAGCATCGGGCACGATAACGATTCCCGGTGCAACAGATCAGCTTGTCGCTCGTGCTACGACGGACACGCTGACACACAAAACGATTGATACAGCGGGAACCGGAAACCACATTCAATTGGGCGGAGTCGATCTGCCAGCGAGCATCGGAACCAACGGTCAAGTGCTCACGAACAGCAGCGGGGTCTTGGCATTCACTACAGTATCGGGCGGGGGAGGCAGCACTCCGGGCGGAGCCACAAACAGCATTCAATACAACAACGGTTCCAGCTTCAGCGGCAGCATGTGTTTGACCCCAGCGGGCACCATTGCTCCTAATGCGGCTTTCATAAGTTCTATCAAAACATTCAGTGCGACTGGTAACAGCGACCTGTACACCTGTCCTGCCAACAAGCGAGCCATCATCACTGAAATGACTGTTTTCAACGGTCATGCCACAAACTCATCAACGCTCGTGGCAATGCTGAAGATCGGCGGAGTCTATTACCCCGCGTCAGCTTCGACTACGATTCTCGCTCAGTCAACAGGCAGCAGATCAGTGACCTATGTTCTTGAAGCAGGAGAGATATTAGCTCTCAACATGACGCAGCAGCCATTCAACGTTGTTGTAAGCATCATGGAGTTTGACAACACTTCCAATATCAAGTCTGCCAAACTGACGACCTCTACGCTGACATCTGGCGACAACACCGTCTACACCGTTCCGAACGGCAAGTCTGCGCTGATTCTCAATAACACCCTTACCATGTGCAGCGGAACTCAGGGAACGTTCACTGCTGGTAATAATTCCGGCGGCAACGTCACTTACAAATGGAATGTTGTGCCAAGCGGTGGGTCTGTGGGAACGACAAATCAAATGTCTGCATCAGTTGTCGTAAGCACTGGAGCTGGAAGCAGCCAGACTCTTACCGGGTTCACAATCGGTGCTGGTGACTTCATCAGCGTGAATGCTTCGTCAGGCACATCAGATCAGATCGCTTTCGTGACGGTGGTCGAAATCTAAAGGGCCGGGAACGTTCTCCCAGCCTGCTTTGGAGTAATGAAATCCTATGACGAATAGCGGAGTGTCACTTGACACGATCAATTCGTCAACTCAGAATAAATGTGCAGTTTGGACGGCCCACAAGGGAAAGGAAAGATATGTCCAAGCGTATACTCTCGGTTTCATACGATGCGAGCCTACTGAACACGCGCAAGATGCTGCTTGAGCAGAGAGGTCATGAAGTGACCTCCGCTCGTGGCTTTACCAAGTCAATCGAGCAATGCCAGCAATCTCATTTCGATTTATTCATACTTGGTCATTCGATACCCGACACCGACAAGTTGAGCCTTATTGAGACGTTCCGCAAAAACTGCCCTGCTCCGATCCTCTCGCTTGAGCGTCCCGGTGAGGACTTTGTGCCGTGTGATTTTCACGCTTCGCCAGACGATCCAGAGAAATTTTTGCAAGTGGTGGAGGGCATCTTGTCAGGGCGTGAGCAACGCTCCAAACAGAGACCTGTTTAATCGGCTACACCTTAATCGTTGCATTTTTCCAAAATTGATGGGATTATGGGCGGGTACGAAATCGGCTACTACCGAAGTCCTTCATTTTCAGCAGCGGAAAGAATCCCCCCCTCTCCGCCAGAATATCCTCGATTTCTTTCCACATCTGGCTGCGTTGGTGTTGATTTCGTTGCTCAGTGGCAGGTTTAAAAAAAATCAGGAGATCTCGCCCTTGAAT